AAAATGCTTTAGAGGGAGGGTTATTACCTGAAAGATTAGCAAAAGATTATTTTACTTCAATAAAGGAAACAGGTAAATCAAATATAGGAATAGGTCGATTAAATCAATTTATTAGAGATGAATTAAGCATTAACCCTGATAAATTTATATCTACAGAAACTTTGACTGCATTAGCAAATAAAGGCAGAGCAACTGCAAGAAATATACAAACACAAATTAATCAAGGCTTAACGCCAAGATATGGAGAGCAATTCAGTTACAGAATACAAGGTGCTGAAGATTATTATGAAGATGTTGCTTATATTAAAAAAATTCCATTTGATAAAGATGTTAAACCAGGAACTTTATCTGCACAAAAACATTACGAAGAAGTAGCAGGTGAAACTTTTAAAAATCAAATTTATCACAATAGATATGGAAAAAGATCTTTAGAAGGCAATCCAAATAAAAAAGTATTTGCTATAGATGAAATACAATCTGATATTCAAGCAGTTGCTTTTCCAGCGGATCCAACACGATCTAAAGTTATAAATCCATTTAATAGTGAACAAGAGTTTAATCAAGCAAACGTAGCTTTAAATAATATTAAAGATAAAATGAAAGCTATTACAAGTAAAGGCGCAGCAATTACTGAAAAAGATAAAATTGATTTTAGAAAACTATCTTCTAATTTTGAAGAGCTTAGAAAAAAAACTATGAATGCTTCTAACGTTGCTAAAATTAAAGAAAAATATGGAAGAGATGGGGATGTGCCTTACCTTCCTTTTTTCGATAGGTCTTCTTATGGAGATCATGCATTAAAACAAGCTTTAAAGACTGCAGCAGAAAATAATGTAGAGTGGGTTGTTGTAAACCCAGTTGAAAGATTACATGCATTAAGAAATTTAAGTCCAAGTGGAGATAAACCATTTTATGGTAAACTAGGAGATTGGGAGTTTTATGGTGATGCAGGAGGTAAAGCTGGAAGATTAGGAGTGAGTGCAAAATCTGATAGAGCTGGAGAAATAAAACTTACAAACCCAAAGCAGTTTGCAATTATACCTGATCGCATGAGAGATTTAGCAAGACAATATAATTCTGAAGCAAAAACAATTAATGTATCTTTATCTGATCCTGAAAAACCTTTTAAAGTAATTGAAAAACTTAACTTAGATGAAAAATCAGCAAAAGCTTTGGGTGTTCCAAAACAATTACAACAACAACATATAGCTGCTTTTAAAAGTAAAGAGGAAGCTGTTGCTTGGCAATCTATAACTGGAAAACGTGGTGAAATAGTAAAAATGGAAGCTAATGATCCAAACCTTTATTACCCTGCCTTTGGTATTAAAATTACTGATACAATGAAAGGTACACCCTTTAAACTATACAAAAAAGAGGGCGGTCTAGTCGTTAATATATTTGCGTGATACTATAATATTTGCTATAACAAATCACTAAATCATGGCTGAAATAGATAAAAATAATCCAACTCAAGATCCTATCCTAGAAGAAAAAGAAGTCGATATAGAAATTGAAACTCCAACTGAAGAGGGTGAAGTAGAGGAAACTACAGAAGAAACAGAGGAAGATTTTTATAAAAATTTAGCCGAAGATATGGACGATACGATATTATCTCGTATGGCAGGAAGTTTAATTCAAGATTACAGAAAAGATAAAGTTTCAAGACAAGATTGGGAACAAACGTACACACAAGGTCTAGATTTACTAGGGTTTAAATACACAGATCAAACTAGACCCTTCCAAGGAGCATCGGGTGTAACACATCCATTACTAGCTGAGTCAGTTACACAATTTCAAGCACAAGCTTACAAAGAATTATTACCACCTGAAGGACCTGTAAGAACACAGGTTGTTGGAGCTGCAACTCGTGAAACTGTAGAACAAGCAAAAAGAGTTGAGAATTTTATGAACTACATGTTGATGGAGGAAATGCAAGAATACACTCCAGAGTTTGACCAGTTGTTATTTTATTTACCAATATCAGGATCTACGTTTAAAAAAATTTATTATGATGAAATAATGCAAAGAGCAGTTGCTAAATTCATTCCCGCGCAAGATTTAGTAGTGCCTTACTATGCAACAGATTTAAAAGATTGTGAAAGAATTACACACATTATTAAGATGAGTGACAATGAAGTTTTAAAAAAACAAAGAGCAGGATTTTACAGAGATATAGAATTAACAGTTAAGAGACCAGAAGAAAGTAATTTAAAACAAAAACTAGATGAAATTGAAGGTGTTAAACCTGCAGGAGATACAGACTTTCAACACAACATATTAGAAATGCATGTTGATTTAGATCTAGAAGAATACGAAAAAAATCCTGTTACATCTAAAAAAAATAAAAATATTAAAATTCCTTACGTTGTAACGATTGATGAAGGCTCTCAAGAAATTTTATCTATCTATCGTAACTATAGTCCTGAAGATGAATTAATGAAAAGAACAGAATATTTTGTTCATTATAAATTTTTACCAGGTTTAGGGTTTTATGGTTTTGGATTAATACATATGATAGGTGGATTATCACGAACAGCAACCTCAGCATTAAGACAATTACTTGATGCAGGTACTCTAGCTAACTTACCAGCAGGATTTAAATCACGAGGCATAAGAATTCGTGATGATGACCAACCTTTTCAACCCGGTGAATTCAGAGATGTTGATGCACCAGGTGGAAATATTAAAGATCAGTTCCAACTTTTACCATTTAAAGAGCCAAGTCCAACTTTATTTCAACTTTTAGGCTTCTGTGTACAAGCTGGACAACGTTTTGCATCCATTGCAGACATGCAATTAGGTGAAGATAGTGCAAATCGAGCTGTTGGAACAACAATTGCACTTTTAGAACGTGGTTCAAGAGTTATGTCAGCAATTCACAAACGAATTTATTACACAATGAAGCAAGAATTTAATCTTTTGGCTGATGTTTTTGCAACTTATCTACCTCCGGTCTATCCATATGCAGTTACAGGAGCAGATCGAATTGTAAAAGTAGAAGATTTTGATGACAAAGTTGATGTTATTCCAGTTGCGGATCCAAATATCTTCTCAATGGCTCAAAGATTTACACTTGCACAAACACAATTACAAATTGCACAGTCAAATCCTCAAATGCATGATCTAAGAGAAGCGTATAGACGTGTTTATGAAGCAATTGGCACAAGAGAAATAGATTTATTAATGCCACCACCACAAGAACCATTTGCACAAGACCCTGCACTAGAGAATGCAAGAGCATTAAAGATGGAATTATTACAAGTATTCCCAGAACAAGACCATGATGCACATATCGCGGCTCACGGAGCATTTATTCAAAGCAGAATGATACAAATTAACCCTATGGTGTATGCATTACTACAGGGGCACATATCAGATCACATTTCATTTAAAGCACAAGGAGAAGTTGGTGCAATGATTGCTGAATCAGAAGAAATGAATATGATGGCTCAACAAGATCCAGCAGGATTTGAAATACAATTTAATTCTATGGTTGCAAAACGAATTGCAGAATTAACAACACAGCTTATTCAAACAGAAGGTGGTACACAACAACAAGATCCACTAGTAGCTTTGAAACAAAGAGAATTAGATCTTAAGGCTATGGACATTCAAAGAAGAGCTCAAGAGACTCAACAAGATTTAGAACGTAAAGAAATAGAACTTGAAGAAAAATATGATATTGAAAGAATGAAAATGGAAAATCAAGAAGAACAAGCAGCTGAAAGAATGAAAGTTGCTAAAGGTAAATTAAAACTTCAAGAAGAATCTTTAAAAGCTAAATCAAATGAACCAAAGAAAAAAAGTTAAACTTCCTGGTAAAAGATTTGGTCCTCCTCCTAAAAAAGGTCCTGCTTCTCAAGGAATGAAAAAGGGTAAATATATTTCTAGACAAAAAATAAATAAATAGTATATATCTCCTTAAAATAACGTAGGTATATGATTCAACAAACATACGATAAGTTAGCAAAAGAACAAAAACTAATATTTCTTGCAGGAGTATTTGAAGGAGAAGGATCTTTTGGTTTTTGGGGAAAAGAACAAAAAAATAATAGGTACCTTAGAGCACAAGTAAGAATGACTGATGAAGATATTGTAGTTAGGTTTATAGATTATTTTAAGTTAGGCTCTGTTAGTGCACACACACCTAAAAAAAATCACCTAAAGAAATCATGGAAATGGACTGTAGCTGGAGATAAAGCAATGGTTGTGATGTTGCAAATGGCTCCATATCTTGGTATAAGAAGAAAGGAGAAATTTGAACAATGTTGCCAATCTTACAAGCAGTTGCCCCACTTGCGAAAATCTTATTTAACACAGTTGATAAAGCAGTCGCCGATAAAGACCTTGCCGCTAAATTAAAAGCAGATCTGCAAACGCAGATGTTACAATCACACACACAAGAATTAACAGCAGCTGCTAGAGTTATAGAAGCAGAAGCTAAAGCGGGATGGTTCGCATCTAGCTGGAGACCACTATTAATGTATGTATTAATTTTTATATTAATATGGAATTATGTATTAGGACCAGTACTTCTATTTTTCTTTAAAGCTTCTATAACTATAGATCTTCCAGGTGATGTTTGGACACTTCTTCAAATTGGTCTCGGGGGGTATGTCGTGGGCCGCAGCGCGGAATCAGTAGCTAGAACCATGGCTAACAAATCACAATCAAAAGAACAAGAAAACGGATGATGTCTTTTAAAGACAAAGGCCCTAATGATCTAGAAAAGATTATTTTTAACTTGCAAAAACAAATCAAATTGTTAAAAAAGAAGTTAAAAAATAAATAATGCCCAAAACAATTTTAGTCACAGGTGCAGCTGGATTCTTAGGCTCACATATCTGTAAAGAATTACTAAATAGAAAATACGAAGTGTTAGGTGTAGATAATCTATTGGGTGGAGATAAAGAAAATATTCCCTTTCTAGATAATTTTTATAAAGCTGATTGTTCTGATTTTCAAAGAATGCTTAGAATAACTCAAGGTATTGATGTATTGTTTCATTGTGCCGCGACCGCGCACGAGGGGTTATCTGTATTTTCTCCTTATACAATTACACAAAATAATATTATGGCAACGGTAGGTGTTGCAACAGCTGCTATTCAAAACGGTGTTAAAAGAATTATCTATTGTTCTTCTATGGCAAGATATGGAGATCAACAAAGTCCATTCACAGAAGAGATGCCAACTAAACCAGTTGATCCTTATGGTATATCCAAAGTTGCTGGAGAAGAAATATTAAAAACGTTATGCAAAGTTCACGGTGTTGAATTAGTTATTGCAGTTCCACATAACATTATTGGACCTAAACAAAAATATGA